GTTGGAGGCCGAGGTCGGAATCGAACCGGCGTACACGGATTTGCAATGTGCGGCCCCAACGTCTTCGCGGACGTAACTTACTGATTTTCTAGGGGTGAGTCAAGGAGAGAATCCACCCGATGGTCGGTGAGATTCCCCCCACTTTTCACCCCAAGTTGGGCTGGGTGAGATTCCCCACTATGGGTCATCGTTTCGAGAGCCTGGACGGCACTGGTGAGGGAGCTGGTGACCACCTTTGCATACCGGGTGGTTACACGGATGTCAGAATGACCCAGCCAGTCCTTCACCAGAGCGAGGTTCCCTGTTGCTTCCAGTAGACGGGTGCCACAGGTGTGCCTGCAGGCGTGGAAGACGAACTCGGTATCGCCTGCCAGACCAAGCCGGGTGCGCATCCTGGCCCACGCATGGGTGACCGTGTGCTGGTTCCAGTTGGTAGGCCACAGAGATGACCCTTGGGACCTCTTGAGGGCAATCGAAGAGGCTCGATTGGTCAGGGGCACCGTGCGTGACTTGCCGGACTTCGTGGTGTTCCCAGCAAAGAACGCAGCATGTCCTGCGGAGGTCTGGACGATGGTCCGAGGGGTCAGCTGCAGCAGCTCCGAGAGGCGTCCTCCGGTGTCTATAGCGAAGGCCACGAACTCATACATGGCTTCCCCTTCGTTGTCTCTCAGATCGGCCAGTACGGCTGTCTCTTCGGCCTTGGTGAGGAACCGCAGACGCCCTTCACTCTCCTTGAGGTGGGGAATGTCGTAGCGGATGGGTTCACCGGCCTTGCGGGCGATGGAGGTCATCTTGCTGAGTGCTGCCAGCTTGCGGTTGATGGTTGCATTCGACAGCGGTGCCTGCTTGCGCTTGGCCTTGGCGTGAGTCCGGGTGCGGAGCCACTGAATCAGGCCGTGGATGTTGTCGTCGGTGAGGTTGCGGAAGGCGGTATCGGCACCGAGGTAGTCGATGATGTCTTCTGCGTTGGAGATGGCGAGGGCTTCGTTCTTTGTCCCTGCCCAAGCCTGCTTGGCCTTTGCGAGACCCTGCCGGAGGGTCATGTGGGTTTTCTCGGTTACTTCCAGGAGTTCCTCGGGGGACTTGCCGAGGGAGACGTTCAGGCGGATGAGGGCTTCCCACTGCTCCCCTTCTTGGCGGGTTTCGGTGGTCTTGAGGAAGCGTTGACCCTTGAGGATGAAGTCTGTGCGATATTTACTACCGCGTTTTGAGGTGGCCATAAAAGCACTCCTACAATTGCGATGGTGGTGATGGTGTTGCTTAAACTTCCAGACGGTTCAGTACCTTCTCGATAACCTCCTTACCCTTATCAGTGAGGAACAGCTCACGCTTGCGGCCATCCATTGGGCTGGGTTGCCAGCGTACCCAATCAAGGCCGGAACGGCCCTGACCCGGATACTTGTAGAGGGCCGTCACGTTGCGTGATGTGGCGGCGTTGGTGTAGCCATATCGATGCTCCAAATCCTTAGTACCCACCCCCTCGTCCATAGCGATGGCCAGGAACAGGTGGAGCTGTTGAATCGGGAGTTCCGGCGCTTCCTCGCGTAGTAACTGCACCGCCGCGAACAAGTTTGTGAGTGTTTTAAGTTTCATGTTTGGTACTTCCTTTTTTGGTTTAGGAGTCCATGATAAAGTAACTTCAGTTCAGTAGTTTGGTCAAGTATTCAAGTAAATCACGGTTCCGAGGTATTCCCAGCCAAGCATGGCCAGCTGCTTCAATCACATGCGCGCCCTTTTCGCGGAACAGGTCCACTTCACGGCGTATTTCGTACCAGTACTCGATGACATCATCGAAAGGTTCAATCTCTTCGGGCATCAGCACCCGCAGCAGAGTTGAGTGGTCGTTCCACAAATAATCGTCCAGCACTACCATCTTCACTTGCCCTTCGTCTCAATTACTATTTTCTGCGTTCTGTAGCACGGTCACATCGACGATTCTGTCAAGAGTGATTGCCCTTTGCCGCTTCGGGTTTATGACCACAACCCGGTTGTTTTCAGGTTCATACACTAGGGTGCCCGTCTCTCTGCGCACCCGTCCGTCTTTCTTCTCAAAACTAACTGTAACGCTCATGTTGGCACACGCTTTCACTAGGTCTTGTACGTCTGTCATAGGCCAATCTCCGGGGGTGGATGTGCCACACCCCATTCTTACGGTAAACCCTCACAGGGATACGCCGGGAAAGATACCAAACAGCTGTTTGACTGAGCAACATCAAAGCGCCACTAATTTGACGAGGGTTGTTGTGCGAGATTGGCTGTAACGGTTGTAAGACATTGTCCATTAGAACACCCCCTTCCTGCGCTTCTGTTGGTATCTATAGGCACCGGCAAGGCTACCCCTGCCGATGTCATCGAAGTCGCCACAGTCGGCTTCTCTGGCGGTCCTGGGGCGGCTCAAGAGGCCACCCGAACCGAACTGCTGATGATAGGTCCGGCGTTTACGCATGGAGCACCCCCGAGTGTGTTGCAGCTTTGCAGATGATGCGGCTGAGGTAGCTGTACTCAGTCATGGACAGCTCGCCTCGGTCATAAGCCTTCTCGGCGTTCACTTGGAGCTGGGCAGGATGCACCAACAGGGCGTCGCGTTGGGGTTGGAGGTGGCGACGGGCCTCCATTTCAATCAGTTCAAAGGTGTCCATGTCAGGCACTCTCCTTCGTCGGTGTAAACGTCCACAGTGTGGCCTTGGCTCACCAGATGGCGCACAAGGCCGGTCAGGTTGAATCCCATGGTGTACTCCTCGATGGCCATGGCACGGCCTTCTACGACCTCGTAAAGGGTCACGAAGCGGGAGACGATGCGGTACACGTCGTCGCCGTAGTGGCGGACTGTCGAGGTGAAAGACTCACCGCTTGGGGTCTCGTACTCGACGCAGTTGGATATTTCGTAGCGGGCCATATCAGGCACTCCTTTGAGGTTGCGCCGTCCTTGGCGCTGTTGGGGGTTACTTGAGGGTCAGGTGTGGTGTCAGTGTTACCATAGCTTTCACCCAGTCCTCGGCACTCACACAGCCGGGACCGTTCTCCAGCACAAGGCGCTTGAGCGCGTTCATCACGTCGGTGTCATCGTCGATAACGTCGTAGTCAAACACCCCGTCGTAGTCGTCAAAGCACACCAGCCGGGTGATGGCCTCGTCGATGCGCTCGCAGAGGTCCAGCAGGTCATGCATGAAGCTGGTTTCACTTTCACGCCACCACTCTGCGGTCTGGTAGCTGTCGCTTTTATCTCGGTAGTGCTTGTGCAGGTTCACCAGAAGATATGCGGTTGTTGAGCTGGCCATGGTCGTTGACTCCTTCACTTTTCTGCAGTGGTGTTCTGTACCGGGCTGAGCACATAGCGCCCGTGTTTGTGTTGGGTGCATTTGGAGATGATTGTCGTCCCTTCTTTGTGGGTAACTGGCGAGCTGGTTAGCAGCACTTGTTTGCCTGTCTTCGTCACGACGAACACCACGTTGAACAGTTGGTTTTTCGGGTCCATTTGAGGCACTCCTTTCGGTTGGTTGGAGCGGCACCCCTCGGCACCGCCCTGTCGTTGTTGTTCAGTTGGTTTGCGCTTGCTGCAGCTGCTGGATGAGGGTCTCGACACCCTTGGCGCGGTCTGTCCAGTACTGCCCCCAGTCGATTGCCACGGCACCCGGGAAGGCACCGGTCGGTAGGTGTCGGTCACTGGCAAGGGCCACCAGCTCCAGCCGCGTGGTGATAGGTGCCACCGGGTCGGTCTCCATCAGCATCGCTGCCATTGAATGGGGGTTCACTTGGGCCAGCAGGTAGTTGTTGTCGGTCTTGAAGAGCACCCGTTCCACGCCGTCGGTGATGGTCCACGTTCCGGCCATCTTTGAGGCCAGCTGGAGGTACAGGCAGCGGCTTTCGTGGAAGGTGTCAATCATTGTTGCCAGTGCTTTCGCTTGTGCGGTCATTGTTCAGGTTCTCCAATCAGAGGCCGAGAGAGGCCAGAGCAGTGTTCAGAAGAGAGATGGCGGCACCCGTGGTGATGGCCACATACAGCAGGAAGATTTTCACCTTTACCCCCTTGGAGACGTCCTTGTCTCGGTTCCGTATCAATTAGGCCACAGCAATCAGGTTTGCGTTGCCGTACTTGTTCACATAGCGCCCACTCAGAGCACCATGCACGTTGATGACGATGGAGGCACCGTCGCGGGTGGCACCGTTGCATAAGCCACACTCGGCACAGCTCAGTCCTTTGGAGTCTGCCAAGCATTCGATTTCACCGGGCAGCACAGGCGCTTCGGGAGTCTTGACGCGGAAGGTACGCAGCCCTTGGTCGTGCATCTTGCGGGCCTGTTTTGGGGTGTCCGCAGAGACCACAGTCCACTTGAGCACCTCATGTTGGAAGTTCTTATGGCCGATCTGATGGGTGTACCCTGTCCAGCTCTCGGCACGCTCCAGCAGAGCACCGAGGATGTCAGCAGGCACAGCAGCAGGGTCACCATAGGCACCGAGGCGGATGCGCTTGCCAGCGAAGGTGCTGGGGTTCCACTCGGTAGAGTAAACACCACGCTTGTAAGCCTTCCATACACTGGTCGGACCTTGGGCCACGTTGACGTAGCAGGCACCACCAATAGAGCGACGCTGAGGGCAGGCACCACAGATGGAGGCATCAGCCTTGGTATCCAGTGCAGCCATGGGAGCCATGTCTTCACGGAGAATCCACAGCTGGACCATGTCACCGGTCTTTGCATTGCGGGTCTTCATGGTGGCAATTGCGACGATGGGTTGACCGTCCAGAACAGACGGACCTTGGTAGATAACGAAACCTTTAGGGCTGGCCATAGTAGGCACTCTCCTTTGTTGGTTGGTTGGTTGAGGTTGTTTAATCGTGGGCACTCACAGGAGCGAATGCCCACTGGTAAACCACCTTCTACCGTCGCTTGATTCCGAATTGTTAAAGAGCGTTGGGGTCTGGCCCCGATGGATGCGAACTATATCGCTTCCGTATCTAGCTGTCAATACCCTTTGACACTTTGTCCTTCCGGAACCGCTTCGACTCAGGAAGTCGCCCTTGGGTACTAGCCCTCAAGCCCCTTGACGTCTGGGCCAGCCCTGCCTGCCGGTCTTATGGGTGGTGGCCTTGTCGCCGTTCCATGGTTGTGAATATTACGGAACCGATATCATGCTGTCAACACCTCTTGATGATTTTTTTCGTCGGCCTTGGGGTCTCTATTACGCGCGCACCCGTTTCGTCTAAGCGTGGGACGTGTGGTGTGGCGTGTGGTGGTCGTGTGGTGTCGTCCAGGCGGTCGCCGGTCGCCCTGGCGGTGGTCGTGTGTGGTGGTCGTGCGGTGGTCGTGCGGTGGTCGTCAGGACAAAACGACAGGAGAGCAAACAAGGGCGCAGGCTTGCGGAACAATGCGCCTTGATTGTTGCGTTGGATGCTCCAATCGCTCTAGAATGGGCCTTGTAGCGCCTTTGCAGTGCCCTAATCGGATGTCAAATCCGTGTAAAAGCCTTGCAAATCAATGACTTAGCGTTGTCTGGGTGGAAAATGGGTGGAATCCTGCGCCGAGCATACCAGGACGACCCCCCAAGGGGGGACGCGCGCGCATCCTTATATTACAAAGGCCGCTCAGATTTTTCGCCCAAAAACAGTCCTGGCGTTCTCTACCAGTTCATCTCCAGGTTCCCCCTAACAGCCTCTTGCCAGCGACTGCACAGTGCCCTCCCCGCTTCCGTGGGGTTCAGCACCTTGGTGGGAGACTCAGGGTCAGGCTGGACGTATTCGACCAGTCCCTTATCGACCAGCTTTTTGACTACCAGGGAGAGGTTCTGCCGGGTGAATCCCATCTCGACAGTCTTTAGGTGGTGTGCCTGGGGTTTGCTTGGCTCAGCAACAACAGTAGCAAGCACCAGCATCTCATTCACAGTGAGGTTCTCTGCAGTAGCAGCCTTGAAGGAACTGAGCATCTGGACCAGATCAACAACTACTTCCACAACTGCTACCTCAAGTGAACCAAGCGTTCCCTTGATGATACCTTAAAAAATACCCCTGAGAGAGCCGGGAGGGACTCTTCAGGGGTGAAGGGAGAGGAGATACCATGACCAATACACTGCAGAGAGCCAGCTTCTAAGAGTATCTCTTAGAGATAATCTTTTGATTCGACTTCCCCACTAGGACTGGGGGTAAATCCAGAGGCTCTAGCATGCGGGTTTCAGAAGGGGTCTCCAAGGCTCAGCCAGTCACTGGAGGAGGCACTTCTGCCCTTCCCGAAGACGCTGTCCATGAAGCCTTCCAGTTCCCTGTCCAGAAGCTCCTGGCGATGCTTCTCAGCTTCGACTTTGCCGTCCAAGGCCATCTGCTCCACCCAGTACGCAACAGCCCCTGCAAGGGCTTCCAGGCGGTCGTCGTGGGCAAGTGCTCCACGGTCTCTGGTGATGCGAGCCAGCTGGTAGAAGGCGCTGTACTTGAGGTCATGCTCTGCAGTGCGGTAGTCCTCCTCCACCACTCTGGTGTCGATGATGAGGCGATGCTGCATAAGCACAGGCTCCAGAGTGTCAATCACCCGGAGTTCCTTCTGGCCTACGCTGCGTTCCTCTTCAATCTCACAATTGTGGATGCGTCGGAGGTAGGGCTTGAACAGCTCTGAGAACATGCCATCACCGAAGTTCGACTCCACCCGGATGGCCTTGACGGAGTGCGTCTTGGCAATCTTGGCGAGCTGCTCCAGGGTGGTCTCAGAGTAGCCGTCACGGAAACCGCCGAGGGCCGTACAGAACAGGTAGCCGTGGAGGAACTTAACCACTGCATACGCTGTTTCGTCCTTACCTCGACCAGAGGGGTCAATGAACATGACGGTGCCTTGGTACTCGACCGTCTCCGGGGCATACCAGAGGGGGTAATGGTAGCGGTCCCCTTGGAGACCAACTGTTGGGAGGTCTGCGACCTGCTGGGGACCAGATGCCCAAGTGAAGTCGACAGGAGCCTTGCGGCCATCCAGGGACATCACCATCAGATCGGCCAGCTTCAGGGGGTACTTGTCGGCATCACTGAGGCTGGTGTCCAGCATGAACTGCAGAGCGAAGCCAGCTTTACCGTAGGACAGCAGACGCTTATCCAGGTCTTCATCGCTGAATCGTCTGGGTTCAGTGGTCTGGCCTACGATGGACTGGTCTTGGAAGTACTTGTCCATGATGACCGGCGCAATGTCGCCCTTGTAGCGGGCAGCTTCGGTGTCGTCGATGAACTTGGCAGGCCAGATGCGGCGCTTGTAGCCACGCTCAACCAAGGTGTTGTATAGCGACATCTCACACTGGGGGGTTCCCAGATAGATGATGCGGGAGGTCTTGAGCGGCTTGATAACCGCGTCGAACTCCTTCACCAGCTCTGCCAGTTTGTCCCTGGCACCTTGAGTGGCTGAGTTGTTCAACACCTCCACGTCGTCGGCAATGATGACGTCTGCACGGCTACCAGTAATCTGGCCGGTGATACCGACAGACTTCACAGAGGGTGAGTGGTCGGCTGTCGCCGGACCCACGTCAAAGGAGATTTTGGAGTCTCGTTGTTCGGCTCTCGGGGCCAGGACATTGAGAAACGGTACTTCGTCGATGAGACGTCTGGTGAACGTCGAGAAGGAGTCAGCACGTTCTTTCGAGGCTGACACAACCATGATTTTGAGTTGGGGGTTTCGATATAGGAGCCAGAGCACGAAGGCAGAGGTAACAAACGACTTCCCTACCCCACGGAACGCCATGATGATGAGTCGTTCGGGTCCGTGTTGTAGGTAGGCCGCAATGTCCTTCTGAATCCAGGTCGGCGCGGGCAGGTTCAGGTACTTCCAGATGACAGCCAGGAAGAACGTGAAGTCCTCCCTTAGCCGTTTATCGAACTCTTGGGGGGACATTAAGGCGGGACTCCGAGAAGCCCCCAGAATGGCTCTAGGGGCGTCTCAAAAGCGGGTCAATGGGTAAGGCCACCTGCGATGTCATCCTCGTCAACATGGCTCGCTGCGGCGGCCAGAGCGGCCAGATGCGGGTCAGTCTTGGGGACATCGACGTGGTTGTCTTTGAGGAGTTGGCGAGCCACGTTCAGCTCTGAGGCTGAGGCGGTGCCATCTTGGATACGCTTGAGGAGGTCTTTGGCGAGGTGCAGCTGGAGTTGGTCAAGGAGTTGCGCGAGGGTCAGCTCACTCATTGAACCTCCTTGCCATGGATGTCCCGGATAATCTCCGAGCCGTCCGGGCGGTACTCCAGCTTCTGCTTGCGGCCTTCCTCGTCAACGAACAGCAGATCGAAGAAGCCGTGACGGTACTCAAAGACTTCGTACTCGATGTTCGCCTTCTTCAACTCGGCTTCCTTGGCCTGCAGGTCGGTTTGGTCGGTCTTCTTCGCTCGTGCCATGGTGGTTTACTCGCTCTTGGTTCGTGCGTTCAGGGTGACGTAGGCGACCAGGGCGTCATCGACGGTGTTGTCGGTACGCTTGGCCAGTTCTTTCAGGGCGACCAGAGCCAGCTGCTTGGCAGCTTCGGTGGTCAGGGCTTTAACCAGGAGTTGGAACATTGGTGGTTTCCTATTCATAGCGCCGCCAGCCACGGTTCTTCTTCCGGCTGGTGATGCGGAGGTTTGAGGGGGAGTTGTTGAGGGGGTTGCGGTTCTTGTGGTCGACGTCTTTACCGTCGCCTTTGCGGGCCTTGCCCTTTTGAATCATCAGCCGTCTTGCGGCATTGCGAGACGCTCGTCTCTTCTTTTGCTCCGGTTTGGAGTGGTATTCGCGGTATTCTTTGGCGTAGTCGCGGTTACGCTTTGCCATTCACCACATCCGGCCAGCGGCCAGTTCGGACCATGTCACGCAGACGGGTTGCTCGAGACCCGACCTGTCTTGCCCAGCGGGAGTCCATCATCTCCACAGCTGCGGTATCCCAATCCTTCCGGGACATTGCAGCGAGGAACTTGCGGAAACCACGCAGGCGGCTGAGACCAAGGTTGAACAGCATGTCCACCATCACATGGCGGCGTACTTCGTCGAGGGTTGAGGCCCACGGGAAAGCGGTCTGAAGCTCTGTCTCCACGCGCTTGATGTCGTTGGCCAGGAGGAAGTCGGATTCCTCCCGGGTGATACCAACGTCTTCAAGGTTGCGGCCTACACCGATGGTCAACTTGCCAGCGGTACAGCGGTAGGGCTTCAGCCGCTCCCCCTCGTGGATTCTGAGGAGGGCGACTGTCTTGCTCATATCAGGTAGTTGAGGATTACTGCTGCGAGGGTGGAAACGACCAGCGCGGCACCGAGGACTTTGGCCTTGTCCTTCTCGAGGATGGACACACGTTCGTCTAGTGCCGCATGGCGTTCGTTGTTGAGGGTTTGGTTTGAGAGAAGAGCGTCGACCTTTGCGGTCAACTGGCCAAGCATGAAGAGGATGGACGACTGGCTGTCGTTGTCGTGTTTCTGGTCCACTTAGCCTCCGGTCAGGCTCTCAGGCAATCGGAGGACAGTGCAGAACACGTCTGTGACAGCAGTGACTGTCTGCTCACCACCTACAGGTAGGATGGCGGCACGGCCAACGACCAGCTCCTGCGTCTCGCCAGAGACAACATGGACTGTCCGCTCACCGTCGTCATAGCGAAACACACGGCTCTCGCCCGGTCCAAGATAGACCCGCTCGATCTTAAACATTGCGATGCTCCAGTATTGCGATATGGGTTTCGGTTGTAGCTGTAAACGTCTCACCTGCAGCGCCTGAGAATGCCTTACCGGTATGGTCCCCAAACATGGATACGATTGCCCAGGTGTTTTCGGTGAACGTGAAGGTGTCGCCGGGTGAAAGGTGCCGGTGCCACAGGTCGTGAGCCTCACGGAACGCCCTGTCGCCGGGACCGGCTACGCATAGCCACTCACTGTTAGTCAGTCCTTCATAGTCGAACTCGGCTTCAAAGATGATGCCCCCGGCCACTACCTCCCAGGAACCAAGCCACTCGGACGGCTGGTCGAGCGCAGATGAGTGGATTCTGACGTGTCCAGGCGGCGGTACGATGGTGATGGTTGACATAGAGTTCAGACCGTCAGCTCGTTCCGAAAGGCGTGGGTCCAGACGGCTCGGGGTGTAAACCCGATGGGTCTCCCCTGCTTTGATTTGCAGCGTGTAGAAACACAGCGGCAGCCCTTGGTAGTAGACCCAGCGTTTGGGTGCCTTTTCTTCGATTCGATGGATAGGAAGCTCCTGCATTACGCTCTCCTGAAGAGTACTCGTAGGGTATTGCCTACGTTGTTTATGAAGTAGTTTTGAAGTTCTGCGGTGATTTGTTGAGATGCGCCTGAGATGTTCTTGTCCTGGTAGAACGCAGGCACGTTAATCTCTACATCACCAACCTTGAGCACCGTGGCCGGGACGTTAGCTGACCCTCCCTCGACCCTATATCCGACGTATAGGTAACGCTTACCGGAATAGTTGTAGGTGTAGAGGAGGAACAACGCTGGAACTGTGTTATCGAGGTTGCCTTGGATGAGTGGGTCGTTCTCATACAGTTCTACACAACTTCCATAACCTAGTAGGGTATTCAGCCCCCAACCCGTGGAACTACCTTGGTCGCCTGTGCCGAAAGTAACGTCCCACGCTGCCACCGCACCGAAACCACTCCATTGGCTGACCCAGATACCGTTCTCCTTTCGGTATAGCTCCTGGGCCTCTACCCATTCAGTTCCCTGTTTCACCAGGATGCTGGAAGGGGCCGTCCAGACCCCTCCCTGTTTCACTTGTAGTGTCATTTCTTACACCTGAATCCAGATGTCACCGTCTGCTCCATCACTCGCTGTCGGAGCCGCAGAAGACACGGTGATGTTCATGTTTGCTGCGGAACCCAAGCCAGTGACCTCAGACGCCAAGTGGGTGTGCGCTTCCGGTGTGAACGTGGTGGGCTTGCTGGTTACCTCGCTCCAGGTAGGCCACCGGCTCGTGTAGACAGGCGCTCCAGTGATTTGGGACCAAGCATGGGTGTGGGTGGACGGGGTAAACGAAGTCGGTTTCCCAGTCACCTCACTCCACGCAGGCCAGCGAGAAGCTGTCTCTGGAACCTCACTCAAATCACTCCAAGCATGACCGTGAGCCGACGGTGCGAAGGTGGTCGGCTTGCTTGTCACCTCAGCCCAGGTCGGCCACCGTGTGGCAGTCGTCGGGGCACCAGTGATGTCCGCCCAGGCGTGGCCGTGGTCTGCCGGAGTGAACTCCGTAGGTACGCCAGTCAGGTCAGTCCATGCGTGGCCGTGAGCCGACGGCGGGAAGGTCGTAGGCTTACTGGTTACCTCAGTCCAGGTCGGCCACCGTGTGGCAGTCGCAGGCGCTCCCGTGATTTGCGACCAACTATGGTTGTGCGCAGTGGGAGCGAATGTCGCCGGTTTGTCCGACACCTCGGTCCATGAAGGCCACCGTGTGGCAGTCGCCGGGGGGTCATTCAGCTCATCCCAGTCGTGCGTATGCACTGTAGGTGTGAACGATGTCGGTTTCCCTGTCACCTCGCCCCAAGCAGGCCATCTGGTTGCAGTCGCAGGTGCCCCAGTGATGTCACCCCAAGCGTGGCCATGGGCCGACGGCGGGTACTCGGTAGGCGCTCCTGTGATTTGACTCCAGGGGTGGGTGTGGCTGGACGGGGCGAACGTCGTAGGCTTTCCGGTGATGGCCGACCAAGCATGGGTGTGGCTGGTCGCTGCCTTTCCGGCCAGTGCCGTCGCAACCGCAGTGCTGATGGGTTTATCAGCATCCGACGTGTTGTTCACGTTCCCCAGGCCCAGGTTGGTCCTTGCGACTGCTGCGTCGGTCAGGTTAGCGAGGTTGTCAGAGTTCTTTGCGAAGTCCGCAACGTCGCCACCAGTGAACGCAGAAACGTCCTGCCGGAGCTGGTCGAAGTCAGCCTCCAGGTTGGTTGCGGTGGTCTCTGCGGTGGTTGCCCGCTGGCCTGCAAGTTGCGCCGCAGCGTTAGCCTGAACAGCAGCATCAGCAGCGTCCTGGGCGGCAGTCTCAGCGTCACTGGCAGCAGTTTCTGCAGCTGTTGCACGAGTCAGAGCTGTGTTGGCGGTAGTGACCGCTTGGTTGGCGGCAGTGACCGCGTCACCACTCTGGTTCAGGGCTGTAGTTGCGTACCCATTAGCGGCATCAGCTACGTTCCTGGCTTGGTTGGCGGTGTTGATTGCGAGGATAACGCTCTCAGCGGCCTGCGCAGCGTCCGCAGCAGCTACACCAGCAGTCTCCTCAGCCGCATTAGCCGTGGCGATAGCTGTGTCTGCCTTGGTGTTCGCAGAGGCTGCGACAGATGACGCACTGTTGGCGGTAGTGACTGCAGCAGCCGAATCGGTTATCGCCTTGTTCGCTTTGGTCAGCGCCGACGCACTATCGGTCTTAGCTGTTGCCGCGTCAGCCGCTGCTGTGGTTGCCAGGGTCTTGGCCTCGTTCGCTACTACCGCATCAGCAGCCGCTGCTTGAGCTGCCGCGTTTGCACTTGCTGCATCAGCCGCTGCATCCTCTGCCGCCGTCTCCGCAGCAGTAGCCTTGGTTAGCGCAGTGGAAGCCTTTGTGTCAGCGTTCCCGGCCACGGTCGCCGCGTTGTTGGCTGTGGTGACCGCTGATGATGCAGCACTTGAGGCGCTGTTGGCTGTGGACACCGCTGCCGCCGCGTTCGTCACCGCAGTAGCTGCATCAGACGCCGCCGCATCAGCAGTGGTCTTTGCAGCCTGTGCGATAGCCGCGTCGTCCGCTGCAGATGCCGCTGAGTTAGCTGCCGAGGTAGCCGCAGCTTCCGCATCCGTCGCACGGGTCAGTGCTGTGGTCGCCTTGGTGTTAGCGTTACCTGCGACGGTCGCTGCGTTGTTTGCAGTGGTGACTGCCGAGGCCGCGTCAGAGGCTGCTTGGTTGGCCGTGGCGACCGCTTCAGCACTCTCTGCCTTGGCGGCATTTGCCGTGGTCAGTGCAGTGCCTGCAACAGCCGCATCAGCCGCTGCAGAGGTCGCAGCGTTGCTGGCAGTGGTAGCGGCTTGCTGAGCAGCTTCCGAGGCTTCCTGCGCTGCTCCAGCGGCCTCCAGGGCATCATCTGCCTTACTCTCGGCAGCGTTTGCTGTTGTCACTGCAGCAGTGGAATTGCTCAACGCCTGAGTGGCTTTACCGTCGGCAGCATTGGCAGTCGTTACCGCACCGTTTGCAGAGGAAACCGCCGAGGCACTCTCGGTCTTTGCTTGGTTGGCTGTGGCGTATGCCGTTTCGGCTGTGCTCTTGGCGGTGTTCGCAGTGGACACAGCAGAGGACGCCTGAGTGCTTGCAGCGGTTGCTGTGGTCTTCGCAGACGTCGAGTCAGCTACTGCCTGGGTTGCCTTGGACAAGGCTTCAGTTGCCTTTGAGTCGGCAGCGTTGGCTGTGGTGACAGCAGAGTTGGCTACTTCCGCGCTGGCAGCAGCCTCGTCGGCCTTCTGGTTCGCCTGAGCCGCGCTATTGGCTGCATAGACTGCTGCCTGCTCTGCATCAGCCGCACGGGCCTCTGCAGCAGCGGCCTTGGTCTCAGCCTGCTGAGCGGCAGCGATAGCTGTTCCAGCATCCTCAGCGGCCTGCTGGGCAGCTTCCAGGGCAGCGACCAGATTGGTGTCTGCGACGCCTCGCGCCAGGATGCCTTCGTCGATTGCCTCTTGAGCAATGTAGAAGGTCTGCTTGGCCAGCAGCGTGAGGTTCTTCTCACTCAGGAGTGCGCCGGTAGCGCCGATGACCAGAGACTCATCACGTTCGGTGACTCGACGAATCTCCAGAGTGCTTCCGCTTGGAATGGGGGTATTGATTTGGATGATGCCGGGGGAGAGAAACACAAAGGGGACCGAAGTCCCCTCTGAAGTTACCTTGACGTCGCTCTCGTATAGATACGGGAACGGAACCGAGAACTCACGGCTCGTTCCATCCCCCGGATAAAACACAAGGGAGTTGTACATCTGCACCTCATTAGTACTGGCGGGGAAGCTCACCGATTACCGCGTTGATGCCGTTGCGGATACCGATGGCGTTCTGGAAGGGGATTAGGGAAATGGCGTTTCGGACATTCTGTTGGTTGAGGTCTTCTTCACCTCGGGCGACTGCTGAGAGGTCGACAAGGAGCTGAGAAGCTCGCATTGCGTAGTCGTAGGAAGGTGTGCCGGTGATGAGATTGGACTGCAGACCTGACGCACGGGTATCGAACAGAGGGTCGTACCCCAAGACAGGGGCTGCTGAGTCAATAACACCGGGGAAGATGGTTGAGATGCTGGAACGCTGGAACGCACCAAAAGCAATCTTGTCGGTGGCCAGCATGCGCTCCAGGTACTTCTCGCGGTCATCACGACCGACAGAAGAGATGCCTACCCAGGCCATATAACTCAAGGAGCCTGCAAGCATGGAGTTGAAGAACATCATGTAGGACACGCGGTCTGCATGTTTGACGTTGTTCAGTACCTGCTTGGTCCAGGATGAGAGCATGAAGCTCTTGAACTGGAACAGCAGCTTACCGATTCCGGTCTCAGCGAAGTGCATACTGCTGCCGAACCCGCCTTCCTGTACCACTGAGTTGCCCCAGCGGCGCATCGCGTTACCGAACTTCGTGACGGTCTCAGGTGACCAGTTCTCAAGGTTCAGCTTGATGAGTTTCCCGGATTCGGACCACTTGGCCCCACCCTTCTTCATCATCTCAGCCTTGATTGCCTTGAAGGTCTCATCGTCAATACCCAGCTCACGCAGGCGGGACTCGCTGAGTCGGTGACGCTTTCCTGTGCGGGCGGCATCCAGGAAGGTCTGAGCCATGTTCTTGGAGGCGTAGGCATGGAGGACTTGGTTAATCCAGTTGAAGCCGGAGATGTCGGTGGTGATTTCATTCATCCGGTCCAGGACACGCTCGGTCTTCGCAAAGCCGCTGTGCTTGACCTCCCCTGCCGGTGTCCCGAACTCCTCCATACGTTGGTGGCTCCGGTGCAGCAGGCGGTAGTCTGCCCAGCCGCCCATGAGGCCGGATAGTTCCTCCAGAAGCTCATCATCGAACTGCCCATTAGCCAGACGACGGCGTAGTTTGGCCAGCTCGGGCATGTTACGCAGCATGGCTAAGAAGCCTGTGTGACTGGCGACAACACCAAACTCAGCCAACTGGGCCACCCCGACCATGTTCATCAGGCGGGAGTAGTTCAGCTTCCGCAACAGACGTGCCAAGGTGTTCGGGAGGTCTCCCGGGTTCAGCTCTGCGACCGGGCGTCCAACTAGGTAGTCGTATGACTTCTCCAGGTTCCGAATCTCACGCATCTGTTTGCTGCGTTCCTTCACACTGGTCGCCGGAATCCTCATCAGCTCTTCCCGGGCCTCCTCCAGGAGACGCCGGAAGGTGTCTTCGCTGTCGATACCATGACGGGCCAGTGCTGCATGCCCAATCATCCGGTTCGCATAGCTCATAAAGAGCGTGTCGATGTTGTTCTCCAGCAGATCGGAGACCATAGCCTCGTCGATGTCCAGACGGTGCTTGAGGTTGCCTGTCTTGCCAGCGTCGGTGCCTTCAGTCAGGCGTTTGATGGAAGCGGCGATGTCGCGGGCTGAGGAGCTGTCGAGGCCATGCTCCCGCTCCAGGAAGTACTCCAGGTTGTCGCTGTGATTGCGGATTCCGCTGAGGTCCAGACCACTCTGACGGGAACGGCGGGCAATCGCCATGATGTGACCGGCTACAGTGTCTGCAGCTTTGGCATCCAAACCTCGGATGGCTCGGGCAATCAAGCCACGAACAGCGGCTTCACCGTTGCGGGCGACCATTGCGTCAATCTTCCCGGCACTCCAGACGCGGTTGACGTAGTCTTCCAGGCTGGCGTTCTCAGAGCCTTTAACCGGGCGAGCAAGGTTGATTCCCTCCCCCTTTGCCGGGTCTCGGAGCATCTCAGCAATCTCGTCGTAGAGCCTGCGGACTTCTTGGGCCTGCTTGCGAACAGCCTCACTGGCGACTTCCTGCCCACGGAGGGCCATGGTCACCTGCTCAGCAAACTCATCAGCGGTCTGGGAGCCTCTGAACCAGCCTCTGCCCTGCTCCCTGCGGAACGCTTCAAGGTTGGCCTCACGGTTGCGGAGGTAGTCCTGCATCACTCGGCCATGGGTGCGCTGCTTCCAGAGTTCTGCAGACTCACCGACCAGATCCCCTTTGGCAGCAGCTGGGTCTTCAAACAGCGCCCCTGACATTTTTCGGACCTTCTCAGAGGCAGACGAGAAGTTGTCTGAGGCGCGGTCGACACGAGCACCTGCAAAGGCTGTTCGGTGGTCCGGCCTGGAGGCGAAGAACTCAGCGTTCGTGGTCGCTGCAGGCTTCACGTTCCCGCTCTCGTCTGTCAGCCCCTTGAAGTTCGCAACACCGGTAGGACTCAGCTGCAGCCCTGCTTCCTGGATTTCCAAGGCTTTCAGCTGGCGTTGAACCTCGTTAAGCGGCGCATCCAGGTCTCGATGAGTGAAAGCGCCCAGAGCGCCGCCGAGGACGCCAGCACTGATGGTGCCGATGAGGGCATCCTTGGCGTCGTATTCGTCGCTCAACCCTGCAATGGCGGCTTCCACAGGCGCAGTAGCTGCCATGGTTGTGAGGCCAGATCGGATGGAGTTCCCGATACGACCGGCTTTGGTTGTGAAGATGATTGGAGCCAAAGCGCCTTCTGATGCTACAGCAATGGCCCACGCGGTCGGGTCCAACACTTCGGCACCGATCTTCAAGGCAATACCTGGGACCATACCCTTGGAGTACAGCTTCTCCTGCCCGTCCAGGATGGAACGGACACTGGCCTTGGCGGCTTCAAGCTGCCCTTGGCTCTGAATGTCTCGGGCGTTGAACATCCCCCAGAATTGCTCAGGAACCTCATCACGCACTTGGGTGTTGAAGACTTCCTCGTTGAACACGAAGTTGGGGTCAGGAGCCATCTCAGGACGCCCCGCTGCTTCAAACAGCAAGGGCGCAATCTGGGAACTGTCGATAGCCTCTGTAACTACCTCACCCCAGGAGTACTTCTCCTCAAGCTCAGTACGACGCTCTTCGATAGCCTTTTCGCGGGCCTCGGCGTCGTCTTGGGAGAAGATTTCAGGAGCGTAGAGATGGACAGGCTGGTTGGCGATGGGGCGGTAAGGGCTGGGGTTAGCGGAAGGTGTCGCTGAGCCTGTCGAAGAGGCTGTCGCGGGCTTCCTGGCGGGACTCCCGTTCTGAGGCAAGGCGCTCCCTGTACCACTCCCGGAAGTTCTCCCGGTCAGCGGGTCGGTCAGCGTTAGACTGCCGTTGTTGGTCAATTCGGACATTTTCGATTCTCAAACCTTCAATAGAGGTGGAGCCGTCTGCCCCCTCTGCTTGATTGTTGAGGAGGTCCGGCAGGTAGTGTTGGTCGAGCATGGTGCCGTCGAGCGTCTGGTACAGAACGACGCCGTTATCGAGCACGTTTAGGCTGATGGTGGATGGGTCGATTTCTTCGCTGGTTGCGTAGGCATTCACCGCCCACTCAACACGCTGCTTGAGTTGCTCATCAGTGACGCCATAGCTGCCTACCAAGGACTTGGGGATGACCCCGAAGTCGGTGCGAATCATGGCCCTGTCGTACTGGCTCACGACCCACTCAGCGGCCTCGTCGGCGTCGATTCCGGTGCTCTTCACCAGACGCATGGCAAGGTCTACGGCAACGCCTGAGAAGCGGTTCGGTTTGGAGAGGTCCATATCCAGCTTGGACGCTACAGCCTCCTTAATGGCCTTCGCTTCGTAGGGAGCGATGTCGTTGTAAATGCTGGCAGGAGCCTCATACAGCATGTTGTAGGCTTCCACCTCAGACATGCCGAAGTGCTGAACCATTGTCTGGTACGCGATGAGGTCGTTCGCCTTCGCAGGGGGGAGTTGCTGAGCTGCGATACCCATGCCGTAGAGGACGCGCCCGTCGTTATCCATGAACTGCCGGAACGTGTCGGGGATTTCCTCGGGCCTGGTGACGGGGCCAGATCGGGCTACCATGGACTGGTCGAAGAGGTTCTCAACGACGTCATCACGGATACCCTGCTGGGTCAGCTTCGCGTAGAACACCTGCGGTGGAACCATTTGTCGCAGCTGCCGCACATAAGCCTTCTTGTCGCTGGTGGACATCAGGGCAATATCCAGAGGGGAAGCGTTGAGAAGGTTGGTGAACCCTTGGGACTCCTTCGCGGCCTCTTCCAGACGCTTCTGCTGGCGGCGCATGGCGGATTGGAGCTGCTCTGCGGTGGCCAACCCTGCTTGCACGGCTTGAGTGCCATACTCCCAGGTCATTGCCCCCCGGTTGATACGGCCTTCCCAATCCTGCAGCACCTGAATCTGGGCGACTTCCTTCTCAACCGTGGTCGCCTTCATGGCCTCGGCGTGTTTCGCACGGAGCCACATACGGGTCTCGGCAGAGATGTTCTCGTCGTCCATGTAGGCTTCTGCCAGCAGCAGAGCGCGGTTCGGTGCCAGGGTGTTCTGGATGTCCCGGATGAGACCCTCAAACTTCTCCGGCGGGAGACGGAAGGACTCACTGTTCTGCAGCACATCGCCGTACTCACGGAGACCCTGAATGGCTGCTGCCCGGTCGGCCCCTTGGGTAACTGCTGCTTCCAGCTTGTCGACGACCCCAATGAGACCCTCGCTGCTGAGGCGCATGCGATTCTGCTCTTCCTGCTGGAAGCGCCGGGTGTCGATAGCGGAGGTCCACCAGCCATCGAGCTGAGTGCCTACACGCTGGAGGATGTCCGGGTCAGTGACTTCACCCAGGTAGCGTTCACGCAGCTCTTCGTCCAGCTTCTGGCGGCGCTCCTCATCCTCATACAGGGACGGGTCGCTCTCCAGTGCCTGCTGGGCGGCAGTGAGGTATCCACGGCTACCAACGTCAGCGGTCAATGCCTGAGCGTCCCGGGCCTTCTCCCGCTTCTGCTGCCCGTACACACCGGCAGTGTCGACCAAGGCCGCAAGCCCTTTGGTGAAGTCATCAGCCCGGGGGTCTACCTGAGCGTTCAGCTGCGGCGCACGATAAGTCTGGGTCGGGCGGGCTGTTACTTGCCGCTGCACCCTCCCCATCTGAGGTATTTGTTGTCTCATCACTTACCACTCTTGACTTTGATGTTACCGGCACCGCCCATCTTGCTAGTCCCACCGAAGGACGGCAGAGTCCCGCCAGCGCCCATATACGTCTGAGCACCTGCGGAGGCAATTTGGAGGCCAGCACCTAGTAACGAGTTACTGCCTTTGTAGGTTGTGTTCACCTGGGTTCCGGCCCAAGTACTGTTCTGCAGCGCCTTGCGGTCGGCTTCCCGTTGCTGCTGGGAGTCAGCCGCGTTGCGCTGCATGGTGGTGATGTTGTTGGCCCCTTGGCGGGCGATGTCAGCGAAGATCGAGTCGATGGACAGGCCAGAGACACCTGCTTCAGCTGAGGCTACCCGTTGGGTGGCGATGGCCTTGCGGGTCTCCAGCTGCTGGGCCAGGGTCTCGGTAGCGAGCTGCTCGTTCTCCTGGGCCTCCTGGAGGTTCAACTGGCGGTTCTGCAGCCGGTAGTTCTCCATGTTGGCCCGGTTGGCCATCTCGGCATTCATTTCGGCCACGTCATTCGCGTACTCGGCCTGATTACGCTGCTCCATGATGGATAGACCAGTCGCGGCCATAGAGGCAACGGTGAGTGATACTGGGTCACACATAGGTGGTACTCATTGTGAATGGGTGGAACCGTCCCCGCGCGTGGTCCACAGGTGGATGAATGGTGAAGCCCAAGTGCTTGAGCCACCGGATGCTGCGGGCGTTATCGACGTGGACAAGATTGCCCAGCATCGAGTACTCACCCCGCCAGCGCGGGATGTACTCCAGGGGGTAGACACAGAGGGCTTTGCGGAGGCCAAAGAGTGCGTCACTACCAAGCAGCCATGGGACGCCCATGAAGCCTGCCTTTGCGATGCCGAACAGGGTCTCAACGACGCCGTCAACTTCAAAGGCATAAGCCTCCACGCTGGTAGTGACGCTCTCCTTGAGGATGCCAACGACATCGTCATGGCCTGCCGCGTAGAGTTCGTCTCGATCTGCTTGACGCAGCCGAGGGGCCAACGCGAGAGCGTCAGCCACAACTGCTTTACGAATCATCAGGTTCTCCTTGCACTCTGATGGAACTTGGCCTCCCACTCTGCTGCCATGAACGCACAGGGGTGGTGACCAACACTTTCGAGACCCAAGGTCAGGTACTTGGCCTCGGCCAGGAGTGGGAAACGGTAGGAGCCGCTGACAAGGGGTTGGCGACCGATGACATTGCCGGGTTCCCCTACGAGACGCCCGGTGAACTCGATGCGCTGCTCAGGGCGTCCTACGGTGTTGACCACGACGTTGAAGGCTTCGGTATCCAGATAGGAAATAGCCACGAAGCGCAGCATCAAGCGGCCATTGAGAGTCGCCACGCGGGTCTGACTGTCGGAGACGACGAAGCGGCTGAACTCGTAGTAGCTCCGGTACGGAACACCGATGATGATGTCCTGCAGAGCCACGCCGTTGTCGACCACTTCTGTCAGGCTGTCACCGCTGTAGCTGTAGCCGGAGATGTCCAGCGCCGTCAGATCGGATGCAGTCCATGGCAGCGCATCTCCTTGGTTTACGAACACCAGCCGGTCCATACAGACCTCACGCCCATAGCGGGCATCCAGAAGTCTGGCCGATGAGCTGACGTCGAGGGACTCCAGACTGAGTACACCATCCCGGCTGACGACCAGGACCAAGAGAGAGTCGATGAAGCTCATACCGACGATGTCGCCGGAGAACTCCCACACACTCCAGCTGGACTGAATCTTCTCGTTGCCCTGCCAGTAGAACTTGTAGACGTAGAGGCTTCTAGGACGCTCGTTCGTCTGCAGCATCACGATGTCCTCAGTGGAGGAGCCTACGATGTTGACTGCGGTCCCTGGGATGTACTCAGGAGCATGGCTCGAGATGTTGGCAGCGTCATTCAGCTGGGAGTCAGGGTCAACGAAGTACTCACGGATGTTCGTGAAGTCGCCCCTGGTGGTCGCAAAGTACACGTTCTTGCCCACACCAACTGGCTTGGCCAGCAGTGAAGAGTCGAAGCGTGTGGTGATGTCGATACTCACTGTCTCCTGGCTCAACACGTCGCCACCCCGGAGGATGAACTGGGTCTGGTCAGAGAACAGCAACAACTGCTCGTTGAACGGGATTGCCTGCCGGAGGATGGACACCTTCTCGCTGGTCGCTGCGACGTCGATAGGGTCTGATGGCAGCAGCTGCAGTACCGTGGTCGGGTAGAAGTTGAAGTACTCCCCAGCCTCACTGAAGATGACGTTCTCGTCACTCAGCAGCCCCAATCGGTTCTTGAAGAAGAAGATGTCGTTGATGCGGCGACCAACGAAGCTGGGGTTGGCTGCAGTGTTCTCATCACCAGCAACACGCGGGGACCAGTCGAGAGCCTTGAAGGTGAACGTGCCGTCAGCCTCGGAGACCAGCGCGTGGGGCATGGTTACCGGGACCGGGCGTTCGTCCAGACCCTTCTTGCAGGACTCCTTCCAGGTGCCGGAGGTGGCCGTACCGTCATCGCTCAGCTCTGAGTAGGTGACGTAGTAGTCGTCAGCCTCCAGGCCGTCCTGACCGGCCACCTTGATGGTGAACCCTTCACTGGCAACGGTAGGCAGATCGGTGAACGACTGAACGCGGTCCTTACAGGCAATCAAGGCGTCGCCGCCAAGGCTATCCTCGGTGGACAGCGTGAAGTCCCGGTCAGCGTTAGCCGCTCGGATGATGATGACACTACCCCGCTGCTGGAACGTCAGCTCTGGGATTGAAGCAGAGGTCAACTGGTTGAACAGGTTTGTGGCAATGGCAATGGTGCCGATGGTCTTCCTATCGGTTGTGCCTGTAGTCAGCGAGGCTTTGACTTGCCCATCAATGAGGATTTTGTAGTCGCTTCCGTAGTCGCCCTGCCGGACGTGTACCAAGGCTTCCTTGAACTCAGCCGGTGCGGTGTCTACCACAGCCCCCTCAGGGCTTTCGTAGCCGACAACACGTTCGGAAACAAGGGTGTTGATTACCCCCTCCACCACCGGCCTGTAGAAGCAGGCGGTGTCCCGCATGTAATAGGAACCACGTCGGGTCCGCTCTTGAACCGCGAAAGCTGCTTCAGTATCACCAAGGGGTATCTCGATGGCAGAGGATGTTGCGATACACGGTCGATTTAGTTTCGTTGTCAGCTTCGATGCCACATACGCAGTGAAGCCGGAGACGCCTTCAGACACCGGGGTGATATACTCCACACCATCCACTTTCACGCCGTATTTAGGTGGGCAGCGGTTGTCGTTGTATGTACCAGGGCGGTCAAGCTCGCTCACCTGGATGACCTGAATCCTCTTTACGATAGGGACCAACTCCAGGTTGGCCGACGGGCTGCTAACCCTCGCAGTAACCCCCTTGTTCAACAAAAAGGTGTAGTCAGCCACGGTAACCGCCGAGAACGCCGTCTGGGGGTCAGCCGTGGTCAGGTAATTGGTGCCGTTAGGTTTGTTGACGGTCTTCTCGTTGCCTTCCAGGTCGAAGACACGAATGTCCCCCTGGTAGGCCAACACGACATACTTCTCAAAGCGGTCGCGGTTGATGACGTGGACAAACACGCCTGAATTGGGGCGCTGCAGGAGGTCAGCCAGATGCCGTGTCCCGGGGCGACGTCTCAGGCCATCCACGATGGACGACAGCATGTTGATCTGTTCTTCAGCCTGGGACGGGAGGCGAACTTCTGGAGACTGCTGCGACACCCCGTTGATGAGGTTTGGGATGCTTTTGCTGATGAGCATTACAAGAGGTCTCGGCTCAGGTCTTCGGCCAGCTCGTAGTTGTCGAAGATGTTGTAGTCAGCACCTTCGGTATTCATCTGCTCCAGGTAGGCCCGGGCTTCCTTCTCGTCGGGGTTCTGCATGTTGTACAGATTGGCGTCACCGAAGAAGTCAGCCTGGAAGAGGCGCTTGGCGCGGAACATGATGTACTGCTTGGCGGCTTCCGGCAGGTCGTCATAGTCGAGGTCGACGACGATGTCTGCCTTGACCGTCTTGTCGAAGGTGTAGGTGTGATTGCGCAGGTCATAGAGGCGACCACCACGGGTGGCCAGCTTCTCTCGCTGCAGGAGGTTGCCGTCGAACCGCAGGAGGTTCTCAGGGAGCCGGATGGTGCCTGTTGAGTCAGGGACCAATGGAAACGCCTGTTCAGTGTTGAAGAACCAGCCACGCTCAAGCACCTGACGCTTCACTGTCTCCAGTGTGTGCAGGGCGTTGTCGGCGGTCATAAAGCCGGGTTCCAACGTGAGTACACGCGCCTCCCCCACCCCGGCCAGGATGGTGTTTACGGCGTCAAGTTTGGTGGTCATTTACTGAACTCGAAAAAATAGGGGAGACCGATTTCTCAGTCCCCCCTTGGTGGTTAGGCAGCGTTGATGGTGATTGCGCAGGCCGGACGCAGGATGTTGTGACCCATGGCGTACTTGGCAACCAGCAGAGTGCCTTGACGCTCGATCTGGTATTCCATTTCGGTCGCCAGATCGAACAGCTTCACGGTGGCAACCGCATCGCCAGTCATCACCAGACCCACGACCTTGCTGAAGTCGCCCTTGTACAGGTCCGGGCGGACTGCAGAGTTCGGGTCGTTGTCAGACAGGGTTACGGTCTGGTTGGTCGACGGCAGGTGGTTGCTCATGTGGATGGCCATACCGGCAACCATCGGAATCTGCGCGGAGGCAATGGAACCTACACCGCCGACATCCTTGTTCATGTAGAACAGCTTGGAAGTGTCAGTGGTGTTGAACAGGCTGTAGTACTGTTCCGGGCGCAGGATAACGAAGGGTTCGCCAGTGACGTCCTTCTTGTCGAACTCTTCACGGGCCTTGAACAGAGCCTGGACCAGCTTGTCGCCTTTCAGCTCATCACCAACAGCACCCAGGGTGACGTTGTCGGTGAAGCGTTCACCAGCAACCGGGTTCAGGCCAGCGGCTTCTGCAGCGGCTTCGCTGGTAATAGCAGCAGCCTTGACTGCGGTACGCAGGATGTTGCGGTCAGCCACATTGGCCAGGGCGTTCGCACACTCTTTGGTGTAGATCGAACGGACGTCGAAGTGGTTCATGGCCTCGTCGACGCGGTCAATGAATACCGGGCTGATGAGCAGCTCGTCGATGGACACACGACGCTTCGAGTGTGCCAGCTTGTCTGCTTGAATCAGTTCACCCGGAGTGTGGTACTTCGCACCAGTGGTGCCGACCATCGGGAACTCGTAGGAGCGACCCGACTTGATGGTCTTCACGCGGTGCTTGCCCATCATCAGGTTCTTCTCTTCAAACTGAGTCAGAACCTCACCTGCGAACAGGTCCATGAAGAGTGCGCGCTGGTCACCGGAAGTGTTGCGCTGACCCAGGAAAGAGACGTTTTGATTGGTAGGAAATGCCATTGAGAATGTTCCTTGCGAACAAAGCTCTCCCCTGCCGACAGGACGTCAGCGGGAAAGGGAGAGCGGGAGGGAGGGAGATTTAGTGCTTGGGGAGGTGGTTGTTACGCCAGAAAGATACCGGCGCGACGAGTGCGGGCCAGCTTGGCGGCAACTGATTGGCGGTAGGCTTCGTCAGTGCTGTAACGCGGGTCACGCATTGCTTCTTTCATTTGAGCCTGAGACTCAAAGACGTCGGTTTGGACGGTCTGATTACCACGCAGGGTTTCACCGCCCAGGCTTCCGAAGTTCGCCTCGTAGCGAGCCTTCACGCCTTCAAGTGCCAGGAGGTAACCTTCAAAGTCACCGGCAGCGACCAGACCATTGACGCGGTCGATAGTGGCCTCGTCCAGGTTCTGCCCGGCCCACTGCAGGATGGCCTGAAGGTTTTCTTCACCGCCTACCGCACCAGCAGCACGTTGACGGGTCAGCTCTGCTTGCGCCTGGATACCAGCCATGTGTGCTTCAACGATGTTTCGGGGGATACCAGCTGCTTCAAGGGCGTCGATAGTGTCGTCGCTGAGGGTGCCAGTTTCGTAGAACTCGTCAGTCAGAGCGTCGAAGTCGATACCTTCGGGTTCGTCTTGGCTAGACTCTTCCTCGTCGGCACCCTCCTCTTCGGCGTCATCGTGTTCGTTCTCTTCCTCAGTTTCGTCATCCTCGACGTCTTCGGGTTCCTCGTTGTCATTCACCTCGTCTTCTTCCGGGGTGACTACTTCATCGTCGTCTGTTTCGTTTGCACGAAGCTGCGCGGCTTTCTCCAGGACAGCCTGGACGTGCTCTGCATCTTCGACAGAGTCATCAGTACTCAGTACGGTAGTGTCGGTCATGTTTTACTCACCTTTGAGTTTGGTGTTGTAGCGGCGGCCTTCCCATTCAAAAGTGGCCTTGCCTTCCCGGCGGGCAGCAGCGAACGCGCGACGGAACGAAGCCGCCTGACTTGAGTTGCGCTGGTACACCGGGTAGTTGGCCTTACTGCCTGAAGAGGAAGACTGACGTTGTTGGGTGGAGTTGGAGGAGCTGCGCTGGGGAGCTGGTTTGCTCTCTTGGCGTTGGCTACTCTGTTGGGATTGAGAGCGGTTTGATGTGCTGGAGCTGCTGTTGGAGCTGGAGCGGTTGCTGGAACCGCTTGAGGACTCGCTACGGGAACGACCATTGCGGCCTTCACTTCGGTTACCAGAAGCTCGGGCATTAGCAATCATCCGGTCAACTGCAGCCCCTGCAGACATCGCTGCGCCTGCCCCCATGAGGAACAGGGAGCCGGGACCACTACCTGCTCGTGCGCCGGTACGCACGGTGTTACGGATAGCGTTACCAATGCGTGATAGGCGGGAGCCGGTACGGGCCTCAGCGGAGGCTTGGGAGCTGGATGGACCGCTAACTCGTGGGTTTTCCGCTCGGTTTGCCCTGCCCATATCGCGCTCTGCACGACCAGCAGTACTACCGCTGCCGGAGGTCCGGGATTGTGATGGTGTGGAGTTATTGCGTCGTGACGGGGCACTATTACGGCCTCCGCTACGGCGCGGCGTTGAATCACCACCTGTACCTGCCGGGGGCTTACCAGAGCCTCCAGACTGCTGTCGAATCGAGCGTCTCAGGGACTCTCGACGTTCTGCTTGTGTCCGATTCAGACGACGCTTTCCACCTCGGGAGCGCGCTCGGTCCAGATCGGTCTGGTTACTGTTGTTTTTGGCCATCGACCATTCCTTTAATGACGTGAGGAGCGGCCTTACCGGCCAAGTCCATCATCTGCTGTTGCTGCGCCTGCTGTTGCTGCTGTTGAGCCTCTTGCTGTTTCTGCTCAAGGGTCTTGATGAGTCCTGCCGTGTCGATTCCGAGGTTGGCACCTACGCGGGCGATGTAATCAGAGAGGTTCATTTCACGGGCCAAGGTTTCAGGCCCGAACGGCTCAAGCAGCTTGATGAAGTGCATGAGTTTGGTTAGCTCAGCGCCTCGGCCAAGTGCCTCGATGCCGGTGGTGATTTGCAGCTTGACGCGATTACCGGGGAGGTTCGGGATGCGGTTGGTTCGCTGCAGCTCGTTGAGCATCAGCGTGACAAGGGGTTTCTGCAGTTCAACTGAGAGGACCGAGTAGAGACCGCCGAGAGCTGTCTCAAGCTCTTGGGCCATGAACCGGATTTCCTCAGCAGTGACTCGCTCCCCGTCGCGTTGGACGGAAGAGTTCATCAGGAACGAAGCAGCCAGTCGGGCTTCCATCTCCGCCATCAATTCTTTGGCGACACGGAAGTCGGCGTACTTGTTCATCTGTAGGATGGTGACGTCATTGGCATCACCGGAGATGATTGCCCCGTTCTGGGCGTCCCGGACTTCTTTGACCTTGGTGCTGCCATTAGGGCGGACCAGGAGCAGAATCTTGGCTGCTGCAGCAGAGCCTTGGACGATTGCCTTGGTGAGGGTCTCCAGAGACCGGAGGTCGCCGTAGTACTCCTCGACCAGACCACGTCCGTAGTCTTCGCCTTGCACCCGGTTAAAACGCAGTGGGAGCCAAGGACATTTGTCCTTCGGGTATGTCTTGGTGGAGTCTGGAACAACGACACCACCGACTTCTTGGTAGGATTTCCACCGGTTCCCGACCAACTGCATGTGGGTGTAAAGGTCGAGGGTCTTCTTGGTTTCAAGAGACTCGACCGGTTGGCCTGCGTCTACTTGTGACTCCCGGAGTGCTTCCAGGAAGCCTTCAGGTAGAGCTGCGGGGGCAACTGTTTCATGGGTAATCATCTCAAGGACGTTATCCATGGGGTCACGCTTGACCACATATCGGTCCAAGCGAAATACGCGGGGCGGTCCATCTTGTTCCCAGACCAGCAGCGCGTTGCCGCCAATCAGCAACATTCGCAGCCCTTCATAGACGCTCACTCGGAGCGCCTTGGTTTCCAGCTCGTCCAAGACTGTGCGTTCGATGACGGCCAGCCCCTCCTCGACCTTACCCTTCTCCTTCTCGCTGCCGATGGCACGGATGTCAGCATCAGACAGCTTGAGACGGAAGAAGGGCGCGTTGGCCGGGAGTTGGGACATCAGCAGTTTGGAGCTGAGGGAGTTGACCCCCCGTGCTCCGATGCTCTGGTAGGGGGTCTTGAACGACGTGCTGGAGGTCTCTGTCTCATGCTCTGGGAACAGGTGAGGCAGAGTCAGCTCAGCGCACTTACGCGCTCTGTCGATGAAGGGTTGTCGTGCTGCTTTGAGGGATTCATACCGCCCCCTTGCTTTCGAGGGGGGTAGAACCATGGGTTATCCTTTGGGGATTGAGAGGCCAGCGCCTACACCAGCACCACCGATGCCTGTCTGTCGTTGGATACGAAGGGTGCTTCGGCCAGTCTTCTTCCGGTCAGTCGAAGAGGTGCGGCTGGGGCCGGTATCAAGCTCTGCAGGTTTCTCAGGGGCTGGAGCCGGAGGCGGCGGAGGCGGCGGCGGTGCTGGGGCTTTAGGTTTGGAGGTACACATAGGTCACTCTGAGTTCAGGACTTTGAAGTACTCCTCCCCTTCCTGCTCTTGGCGGTACAGCTCATGGAGCAGCTTCTCCACGACAGATCGAGCACCGCTGTTGTAGCGGATGGTCTCAATCGAGTCAGTCGGTCTGGGGTTCTGCAGGGGGAAGAGTCGGTCGAGTTCTTGGATGAGGTTTTTGTGCTGCCGGAGGTCGACGTTCATAGGTAACCTTTCGGACCTGCTTTTCAGGTATAGCTAGGACTGGGGGTAATTCAGTGGGCGTTCTTGGCTGCCAGCCTACTAGCCTCAGCCAGGATGTCACTGGAGAAGTCCAAGACTTCACCATCTTCGTCTTTGAACTTGGCTATCCCGATAAACAACTCGACGGTGCCTACCCCAGGTTTGCTCATGGACAGAATAACTGGGCCTTGGTTTTCGGCGCATTTCGCAGTCACTTCGTCCAAGAAGTCGGATACTTCACGGCTTGTTTCTTTTGCAGCTTCACTCATCGGTTATCTCCTGAGCCTTTGATTACGTCCCGCTCTTGGCGGTCCTTCAGTTTCTTGATGTTCATTTCAGCGACGTCCTGCAGGGACATCTCCAGTTCTTCAAGGCAAGCTGTGAGCATCCACAGGACGTCACCGGCTTCCTTCATCACCTGCTCGCGGATGGCCTCTCGGGAGCCGAAGCGTTCCAGCAGGTTGTCGCCACGGAGGGATTTGGCGGGGATGTCGAGAAACTCCCCTACTTCGCCCGGGAGACCCACGAACGGGTAGGTCTCCTCTTCGTACACGGCGAACTGTTTTGCTTGGGCTTGGTATTCAGCGAAGTTCATTGGCCACCCACCATCTTTGCAATGAGGATTGCGGTCGTGACGATTTCGCTGGCGACCAGGAAGCACAGCATGGTCAGACTCAGCTTCCGCCAGTAGTAATCGCTCAGGTCCAGGCGGCGCGGCGGGCAGTTCTTGCTTGAGCGTTTCAGTTCAGATGCTTTCACGTTTGATGTCCTCCAGACAGTCGAAGGCGTACAGCGCCAGGATTGCGTAGTGAGCAATTTTCAGGATGTCCTTACGGTTCAACCCGTCCTTCTCACCGAAGCGGTCGGCGTACTTGATGATGTTGCTTAGGGTGAAGTGCAGGCCGCGTATGGGACGCTTGGTGATTAGCTCAAAGGTCTGTGTGCCCTGCTTTGCATAGTGCTCGCTGTAGGTCTTTGCGATGTACTCAGACAGCTCGTTGATGTATTCCTGCTCATCGAAGTCGCCACGGAAGTTGTTGGTTTCTGCCAGCTCATCGACGACGAAGTCCGCAGCCAGACCCTGGATTTCCTCTTGCAGGGCGGTGTTGCTGCCTACCTTCTGGAAGTGGCTGTGGTGCCAGCGTGAGCCATCGGACAGGATGAGGCTCTCCCGGTCGAAGCCGAGTACCGTCACGTTCTCAGTCGGAGGACATTCAAAGCCTTCGGCGTGGGCAATCTGGATGGATGCGTCAGTGGCTGTCACGATGTCGTACAGCTTGAATCGCTGCTTGGCGGTTGCCATAGGATTGGTTCCTTTTTCTTGAAGTCGTAATCAGAGGCGTGAAGGATGCGAGCGCATCGGGCCTGGGTGATGGCGTCCTCTTCGGTGAGGCCCGCCTTGACGTACTGCGCAACGATGGCTTCCCAGACGCTGCCCACCTCACACTTACGCCAGCGCATCTCGGTCTGGTCCTTGCGGGGGCCGGACTTGAAGGTGTGCTCGTACTGCTCCCAGCCGTAGGGTTCGGCCAGCAATGCTTTGGCGGTTTCGGCACCGATGCCCGGACAGCCGGGGTAGCCGTCGGTCATGTCGCCTGTGAGGGTCTGTTCCAGGAAGTAGCGGTAAGCCTCGTCGGGGTCGTTGAGGTATGGCTCATCGTCCTTGGCCGGGTTGAACAGCCAAGCCCCTTGGATGGTCTTGAGGTCTTTGTCTTCGGAGACGATGACCTTCTTCATTCCCGGCTTGAACTTGCGCCATGTGGCCAGGATGCCGAGCACGTCGTCGGCTTCCAGGTTCGGTCGGGTGAAGGTCTCGTAGGTTTCTTTGCAGTGGTCCACCAGTGCTCGGTAGGCCAGCGGCTTGCGGGTATCTTTGCGGTTCGTCTTGTACTGGGGGTAAACCGATTTGCGGAAGTTCTCGCCATCGGTGAAGCAAAGGACGACCTCGGAGGCATCCAGCTTTTCCATGAGGTATTCCACTTCGGCTTCAAGCCGTTGGACTGCCTCTTGGTGGTCTGAATGTAGGGTCCAGAGGTCGTCGCCCCAGTCAATCTCACGCTCAACAGCAGCGCAGATTTGGAAGCAAAAGATGTCCGCGTCCAGGAGGAGGACGGTATTGGACATGGTTAGATTTCTCGGTTGTTACTGGACTTCGCAGGCACCGCCAGCACATGCGGCCTCACCCCGGAGGTCGGTGTTATCCTCCTCCTCTACCACGCGGGTCAGGTCGATGCTGTTCAGGGATGCCTCCATGGACAGGTACTGCTCTTCGGAGATGTCCTCAAACGGCGCTTGGATGTAGGTGCCGCCGTCATAGGGCAGAACACTGATGCCGTTGAAGTTGTCGCGGTTCTCCCACATCCAGCGGCCAACATCGCCCCACTCGGAGTCCTTGACCGAGATGGTGCAGGAGACGTTGTGGCTGTTCTGGCCGTTGCGGTGGCCGGTACGGACCCACTCAGTATTGAAGCGGCGAACCCGCTCCAGCAGCTCCATGGGACTTTCGTGGCGCAGGATGGAACCTTCAGGTGCCTTCTGGGGAATCTCGATGACAGCCTGCTCGGTCGGACGGAAGTACTCATCAGCGACCAGCTCCGGGTGGTTCTCAGCCAGATACCGATAGATGGCCTCGTTCTTACCGACGCGGATACGACGGATGTAGTGGTCGTTGTGCCATGCGTGGATACCGCTCGATGACCCAAGGACCAGCGATGAGGTGCCTGCCGGTTTGACTGTGGTTGTCCGGGCGGCAGCAGGGATGCCGATGAGCGCGGCTACTCGGGCGTTCTCCGCTTTCACTGCCTCGGCAGCTTCGGCAAGGTCAAACGCCAGCACTGCACCAGAGCCGATGCCAGTCATGCCCACGCCAATGAGGGAGTCCTTGATGGTGGTCTCACGCCAGATGTCGCGCAGGTAGTGGAAGTCGGTGTAGCCAGCCTGCAGGGTGCCGATGAAGGCCGCTGCTTTGGCGCGTTCGTTGAGGTCTTCCTGGGAGGTGACGTCGCTGGCGTTCAGCTCGGTTAGGTTACAGAACTGGAACGGACGCAGGCCAATCTCACAGCAGGGGTTGGTCCCCCAATCCTTGTCGTTGGTGAAGTACACCCCAGGCTCGCCGGAGCCACTGTCGATGACCTTCTGCCACAGATCGAAGAACACTTCCTCGGTGACTGCGTGACGCAGGATGACGGCTGAGTTGTTGGCTCGACCACGCTGAGGATTGTGTACCCACCACTCACCGTGCTTGCAGGTCAGCATCTCTTCATCGTCCATAGAGAACAGACTGATGAGAGCTGCACGGCGGATACCACCGGCCAGTACGGCGTCAGCAACAAAGCACATGGCGTCATGCACTTCGATCGGTGACAGATGGGTGCCACGGCCTCGGCTCTGGAGCGCCTGCTCAAAGAGGCCCGTCAGGTTAGCCAGACAGGTACGCAGAGGTGCAGGGCCAGGGGCTTTGCCGCCGGAGGTGACCAGCTCGGCACCTTTCGGCCTGATGTCAGAGAAGTCGAAGTCAGGCTGCGGCTTACCGTAGAAGTACGCCTCACAGAGAACCTTAACGGCGTCTGCCCAGCCCTCGATGCTGTCACCGATGAGGAAACGTCGGCGGCGGTTCAGCGGGCCTACTATGGGCGGCAGCTTGGCGACGTGATGACGCTGGACTGAGTAGCCAACGCCAGTGCCGCCGAGGAGTAGGAACATGGCCTCGGAAAACGCGACCGGGTCATCAGCAGGCAGGTAGGCGCAGTTGAAGACTCGGTTGGGTGACCGGAGGATGGGTTCACCACCGAACTGCAGGCTTCGCATGGACGGCAGGACTTTCTTGGTGAATACGAAGCGTCGATAGACGTCTTTGATTTGGTCTTTCAGGTCGGGATAGCGGCGTATGTGCATTGCCATGTTCCGCTCGACAATCTCCTCCCACGTTTCACGCCGGTTCAGCTCGCGGACGTGCTTGGCGTACTTCATGTGGACGGTGAGGTCAGAGAGGATTTCCACGGACTTGGGTTTGTTGAGCATGTATCAGAATCGTGCGGTTAGTGCTTCCCAGCTGATAGGAAACAGGGGGTTGATGATGGCTCCGATCTCCTCAGCCAGGTCTTGGATTTCCTGCTGTGCGTGAGGGTCGGTGCGTTGGTTGTAGAAGCGGGCGTAGGCTGCGAGGTTGCCGGTCCAAATCCAGTTCACCTGGACGCCCTGTGGGAGGATGAAACGGGCCTGCTCGGGGCAGACTTCGTCTTCAATCATCTCCATGTACAGGTCGATGGCGTTCTGGCAGTGCTCGACGTACAGCCCCTTCCAGGGTTCGCTCATGGGGTGGATGTCCCCACTGCCCTGCTTCACACTGCCCTCAGGTTTCAGCCGGAAGTTCTCCGGTACGAACAGCTCAGGGCGTGTAGCGATGTAGCGGCGGGACTCTTCGTTCTCGACGAAGCCAGCCTTGTGCTTGAAGCATTGGGTGCGGATGGGGACCGGGGCAGTCACCCGCAGCTTGATTGCGGTGTGAGCGAATGGGGTCCAGTGGTTGTGATTGGCGAGGTACTCGATGAGGCGCTCATCCCGGACGCTCAGGACACGTCGTGCATCCGGGTGGCTGGGACTTACCTCACTCCCAGCCGGACCCTCATAGAGCCACTCGCTGCCTTTGTTGAAGCTGACCCGGGCCGCGTTGACTACGGACAGGTCATCGCCCATGTGGTCGAGGTAGACAGCTTTCATCAGAACTCTGTCTCCTCACGTTTCACACGGATGCCCTTGTACAGGCCGACGATGTCCTCGCCCTCGTGGGGAACGGCAGACACGCGGTAACGCAGCAGTCCTACCCTTTTGATTTCCCGGTCGAACTGCTCGACCTCTTTGGGGTTCAGCTCGATGTACTCGATGTCCTTGCCTTGGCGAGCCGCCTGGAGGATGGCGTCGTCAATCTTCTGGAGGATTGGCTTGGTGTACACGACCTTCATTCCGCCTTCTCCTCTGCGTCAGAAGCCTCGGCGGCATCGCTCACCATGGACCCAAACAGGAACCCCAGGACGCCCCATGTGGCGGCGTTGGAGGTTGCAGCAGAGGCGGCGGCGTTGGAGGAAGCGGTGTTCACTCGCGGGACTACTGCAGGACGGGGTGTCGGGGCCGGTGCAACACGAACAACAGGGGCAACGCGGACCGAAGGAACGACCACGGTGCGGGCTTGGGCATGGGTGGCTACGGCAGTGGAAGCGGCCACTGCCACAAGCAAAGCGAGGGCTTTGAGTTTCATGGTAGGTCTCTCTTTTAGTGGGTATCAGCCCAGGTCTTGCCGGTTCCGTAATCGGTGGCGAGCGGGCATCGGAAGTTGAAGAGTTGTTCGGTGCGCTTCATTGCCTCTTCGCAATAGGCACCGATCTGGTCAGCGATTTGTTGGGTACGGCAGGCAATCTGGACCTCGTCGTGGACCCAGGCGCAGAACACGAAGTCTCCGTCCCAGCTGTGCTTGAGGTTGTTCTCCTCAAGGATGTCCTCAAGGCAGACCAGCCATTGCTTGCAGATGAGCGCCCCGGCTGACTGCAGGAGCGTGTTCAGAGCGGCGTGTTCAGAGCGGACGTAGACCTTGCGGCCATCCAGACCACGCAGGAACCCACGCTTGGCAGCGCCCTTGACCGCATCCAGGAGTTTCTTGAGGGCCGGGAAGGCTTTCAGGAACTTCTTCTTGAGCCTGCGGCCAACGGTCTTCTGGGTCTTGGTATCCGAGTCAGGGTTGGTGATGGAGCCGATCTTTTCGTCACCAGCGCCGTACAGGAAGGCGTAGATAAACGTCTTGGCGACGCCCCTCGCCCACTCGTGGTGCTCGTTGTGTTTGTCCCGCTCGGTGCCTGGGGGGACCAGACCGAGAGCCAGGACGTTGGCCCAGTGGATGTCGCCTTCCAGCAGCGTCTTGATGTAGGTGCCGCCGTCGTACTTCGCCATGAAGTGGCCGAGGCATCGAAGCTCCAGACCGCTGGCGTCACTACCGAGGAGAACCCAGCCGTGGGGGACGGTGAACAGCTCCCGGCATTCCCGGCCATACTCAGCCCGGGTAGACGGTACTTGGGCCATGTTCGGTGAGCTGTGGGTGGCTCGACCTGTTACAGCGCCGTTGGGGTTGACGCGGCCATGCAGCTTGCCGTCGACCACCAGCCTGAGCCAGCCGTTGGCCCCCTCTGCAATCTGGCCGATGCGCTTCTCAATCAGGAAGCTCTCAGCGAGCAGCTTGGCGTGGGGGTTGTCCATCCGTGATAGGACGGTTTCATCAATCTTTGGCTGACCGTTGTCGGTGAACTCGGTGGGCTTCCAGCCGTACAGCTCCTTGAGACGCTTGGCGATGTGCTGGCGGGAGCTGGGGTTGAAGGTGACACGGGTGAAGGTGCTGTAGGGCGCGCCTTCGGTCTGGTCTCCCCGGAGTGGGTCTTTGTACTTGACGGTACGCTTGGGGGTCTTGACCTCCCCCACCTGATTCCACCAGCCGAAGGCATCAACCAGTTCACGCTGGATGACCTCGCGGCGGGCGCAGAGTTGGGCATACAGGTTCACCGCTGCAGGCTCGTTGAAGTAGAAGCCGTTGGTTTCCTGTCGTGCCATCAGGGCAGAGATGCGGTTCTCCAGATACAGAGCCGCTGGGGAGTAGCCCTTGGCCTCGATCTTGTGGACCAGCTCAAGGGTCACTACGACGTCCTGGCGGCAGTACTTGCCCATCTCGGGGGTGTACACCTGCCAGTCCGTGGTTTCACCGAACTCCCCTTTCAGGACGCCGAGGCGGTAGCCCCAGGCTTTCAGGCTGTGGGAGCCGATGAGTTTGTTCGGGAGTTCGCCCTGACGCTTGCGCAGCCGGGTGAAGTCAATGTCGTGGATGTTGGAGTAAACGAGACGGGCCTCGGCCAGTGAGTCTCGCAGGACGCCGCGTGGGCGGAAGTTGGGGTAAATCTTGCGGATTGCTTGGTAGTCGAACCAGAAGCCGTTGTGGGCTACCAGCTCATCTGCCTGCTCAAGCAGCCGGATACCGTCAGTGATGCAGGAAGGGTCGAACTCATAGAACTCGCCTGTGTCGATGTCAGCTGCGTGGATGCAGTGAATCTTGGTCATCTGACGGAGTAGACCATCGGTCTCAATGTCGAAGACGAGACGCATAGGAATCCTCACGCTGGAGAAAAAGAACCCCCGCGTAGTCTCCGAGTGGAGCCAAGAGGCGGGGGCCATGTTGGGGCTGGGGCTTCGTCGAGGTACAGGCTCTCTGCCCGGTTACTTTCCTGTACTGCTAGGGGTGGGGGTAAATCAGAAGTCGGAGTGTTCATCACCGAACTTGTCGCCTTCTTCGTCGAACAGCTCAATCTCGGTTTTCTTTCCGGTCTTGGTGTCGTACAGAAGGCTGAACGTGATGCCAGTACCCTGGCCGGTGTAACGGTCCTTGAGGATGCGGAACGTGGTGAGGTTCTTCTCCTCGGGGTCTTGCTGGCTGCGCTCGAGACCAAAGACAAAGTTGGCGTACTGCGTGATGGCCTTGCCCCCGGCGAAGTCGTCGAGGGTGATGCGACCGCCCTCTTCGTGGCTCTTGGCCTTGCTGTCTTTCTTGCGCAGGTGAGCGACGTAGTAGAGGGTGAACGGCAGCGCCTTGTTGAGGTCGTTGAGGGAACGCATGAGCTGCTTGGTGGCTGCGAGGTCTCCATCCCCGGCTGAGTCCAGCAGGTAGGTGACGTGGTCCAGGTAGACGTGCTTGACGCCGTACCCTTCGACAGCCTCCCGGATGAGGTCGATGACGTCCTCGGGTTCGATGGAGTCTTCCACCTTGAACAGCAGCAGGTTGTCGGCTACCAGTTGGCGGGTCTTCTCGTACTGTTCCCGGTCGTACTCAACGCCAGGGACGTGGTAGAGCTGCCCGTCAATCTTTCCGGCAACAGTCGCAACCGTCAGCGGGAGGTTCGGTTCTTCCAGGAAGATGGTCATGCACTTCTCACCGTGGACGGCGATGTTGTGCGCAATGTCTTCCTTCATGGCGTCGGTCTTACCGCAGCCGGTGCCAGCTCCGATTAGGTACATCTCATGGGGGCGCTTGCCGTAGGTGCAGGCAGTGAGCGTCTCCCACGGCCAGGACTTGCCCATCTCGATGGACGTTTCGCCCATGTTCAGGACTTCCTCGCCGGTATACAGACCAGCCGGACGACGGGCCTGGGCGTTCCAGATGGCCTTGATGATTGGGTCAGCGCCCATCTCAATGAAGGTCTCGTTGGCGTCCTTCCGGGGTAGCTCAGCGATACGCGCCCGGGGGCCGAGCAGCTTGGCGGCAATCTCGGTAGCCTCACGTCCAGGCCCGTCCATATCGAACATCAGGACCACCTCATCGAACTTCTTGAGATACTCCATGTTTGCCAGGATGGACTTCTTGACGCTTCCAGCGCCATTGGGGAGGCTGACTACCGGGTACTTATTGCCTTGCACCTGGGATACGGTCAGGGCGTCAATCTCGCCTTCGGTGATGACGATTTTTCGACCACCTACCGGCCAAGCCTGCCAGCCAAACAGGGCGTCATGCAGCTTGCCTATGACCTTGAACTTCTTGTCCTTGGTGCGGATTTTCTGGCCCACCAGTTGGCGGGTCTCGGGGTGGTAGTAGTTGGCGACTTGAACAGTCTCGCCGTCGAAGATGGCTTTGATGTAGCCGAGGGTTCGGCAGGTGTCTTCGGAGATACGGCGTTTGCTTAGCGCAACCACTTCCCCGGTCAGGAGGTCGTGGCTCATAGAGGGTCTCGTGCGTGGTTCGTATTCGGCTCCGTCGGCTGGCTCAAAGTGCTCACAGCCTGGGCTGAAGCAGTAGGCGTGGCCGTCGGAGTAGCGGGCTAGGTTGTCGCGGGAGCCACACTCAGGGCATGGCTCCTTGCGAATCAGGACGCTTTCCGGGCGGTCCATCCGTACCGCTCCAGGAGTGCGTTGGCCTGTTGCAGAGCGCGGATACGTTCCAGGTAGTCAGGACGGTAGGCGTACTTGTAGTCGACCAGTTTCTTACCCTTCATCACCGGCTCAGCGATGATGGGGACACCGGCAGAACGCATACGGTCGATGACTGCAGCGAGGCGGGTGATTTGATACATACCGATTGCGGTGTTTCGGGTGATATGCCCGTACTGGAGCATGTGCTTGGCGATAACTTGCATCTGAGTCATGGGGAATCTCTCAGGGAGGGAGGTTGTTACTTGGTGGCCTCGGTGATTGCAGCGCAGCGGCGCAGACAGACAGGCTCGTCGAGCCACTCCTGGGGGATGCGTTTGTCTGCGTACTTGAACCCGTGCTTCTCACACCAAGCGGCGTAGGTGGTCTTGCTGGCCTTGCTCAGTCGGGTGGCCGATCTGGAGAACACAAAGCGGATGTCCAGCTCGGGGTACTGGGCTTGAAGCAGGAGGTGCTTCTTGCGGTCAGCCGGGGTGAAGATGCCTTTCGTCTCGATGACGATGCCGTTGGGGAGGATGTAATCTGGGCGGTAGAAAGTCCGGGTCTCAGGCTTCGTGTAGTAGAACTTCTCAGCCTCATACCCGAACTCAATACCGGCAGATTCAAGTTGTTTAGCTACTGCAACCTCAAGGCCGGAGCGATAGCCCTCTGCGCGGGCCTTCGCATAACGGTCCTTGGTTTTCAACGGTTAGAAGTCTTCGGGGTCTGCGTCGTCAGAGTCATCCGAGTCGTCTTCATCATCGTCGTCATCCGACTCATCATCGAAGCCGTCGCCTTCAACGCTCTCGGCGTCAAAGTCGCCATCCTCTTCCTCTTCAAAGCCGACTTCGCTGCCGCCGTACTCGACCAGGGAGATGATTTGGCAGGCTTCCAGCTGCAGCTGCAGGCCAAAGCCTACGGACGGGCTGAACCAGAAGTACGGGTTGAAGGCCAGCTTGGCGACGGTGCCAGCGCCGATACGCAGGTTGGAGACGTTCGGAATCAGCTTGCCCTTGGCGTCGAACAGCTTGACGCGGCGGGTGATGACCTTGCCCTTCTTCTTGGATTCGATCTTGGCCTTCAGCTTGTACTTGAAGGTGACGGTTTCTTCGTCTTCGTCGATTTCCCAGGGCATGTCTGCGCACTTCAGCTTCTTCTTGCCTTTGGCGGCGCACTCGGCGTCGTAGGCTTCCTTGTAAGCGTCTTCCAGCTTCTGGATGAAGGCTTTGGTGGCAGCGTCCAGCGGTACGGTGTGATTGCACTTGTACTCGCCGTCAGAGTTGAACTTGGTGTCCGGCTCGGTCAGGTAGGCGTACTTGCCAAGAGTGCCGCGTGGACTGTGGATTGCTTTTGCCATTGGTGGCTCCTGTGTTGGTGATAGGTATGGGTTGGGGGTTCAGCAGTACTTGGCTTCCAGGGCTTCAACGTCGATACCCTCTTCCAGCAAGCGAGCTGCAAGGTCTGCGGGTACTCGGCGTCCTTTGTCCCAGAAGAACAGGTAGGCACGGGTGAGATTGGTCATCGTTGGGGGTGTCCTTTGGTTGTGTGTCAGCTAGGGCTGGGGGTAAATCGAGAGGTGCTTATTCCGGGCGCTGCTGGCTGCCTACCAGCTCACGGATACGGTCAGCGACGGCCAATGCTTCTTGGGCCTCGTCCATCAGGTTGTCTGCCTGCAGGACCATGTCGGCGGCTCGCTCTTCCAGCACCTTTGCGGCGGCGCGGTTCTGGGCGACCAAGTTGTCCAGGGCGGTGAGGGTCTTGTTGAAGGACTTCAGGATTTTGCTCAGTGCGGTCATAGGGAATCTCTCTCGATTGTTCGATGTGGGGTTCAGCTAGGGCTGGGGGTAAAAACGAAAAAGGGAGCCACGAAGGCTCCCGTTTGGGGTTCAGCTAGGGCTGGGGGTAAATCAGAAACCCGCTTGGCAGGCTGTCTCGTAGGTAACGCTTTGGTCAGGGGTGTGGCCGACTTTCATCTTCAGCTTCCCGGCGAGGTACAGCTCGACCAGCTTCTTCTGGCCCTTCTCCAAGGCGACTACGACCGAGCGCCCTGCACTGTCGTAACGGTTGGCGAACAGCTTGTCTCGATACTGAGAACGGACGGTCCAGACTCCAGTGCGGCGGTGGAGGTAACCGAGAGCGCCGAGGGTGTTGCGGATTTCGCTCTTGTTCACGCCGGGGAAACGGCCAGCGAAGTCGACGACTGAGATGTTGTTTCGAGTGCCTACGATTGCACCGACCTGAGCGTCAGGCTTCATGGCCTCGTTCTGCAGTCGCAGTGCTTCCTTCTGCTCTTCCAGCTCAGCGGCCAGTCGCAGTGCCTCGGCAAAGGTCTGCGGCAGCGCAGGCTTCTGTGCGACCTGCTCTTCCAGTTCCTGCCAGCGGTCGACCAGTCGAGCGGTGAACTCGGGACT